CTTTACTACTGCCTTACAAGCTTCCGGTACTGATGAGTAAATGCCTGCGCCTGTTGCTGCAAGAAGTGCTACACCAAGGGCTGGACCTTCTTTCGATGAAGCTGTTTTTACAGGACAGTTGTAAAGATCTGCGAGCATTGATCTCCACAGCGGTGAGCTTCCGCCGCCTCCGCATGCCATCATGTCGGATACGTTGATATTCATTTCTCTGAATACCTCAACGCAATCTCTCAGGGAGTATGATACGCCCTCCATTACTGCTCTCAGCATATCACGCTTTGTGTGCATTGCGGAAAGTCCGAAGAATACTCCTCTTGCGTCAGGGTCAAGATGCGGTGTTCTTTCGCCCATGAGATATGGCAGATAGAGAAGTCTGTTTGCACCAACAGGCACTTTCTCTGCTTCTTTATCCATGAGATAATATTCGTCAACGCCCATGCACTTTGCTGTTTCTTTCTCTGCATTGCAGAAATTATCCCTGAACCATTTCAGCGAAAGTCCTGCGCCTTGTGTAACACCCATAACGTGCCATGCGTTCGGCACTGCTGCACAGCAGGTGTGAACTCTGCCCTTTGGGTCGATAGAGATAGAAGAAGTGTGTGCGAATACAACACCTGATGTTCCGATAGTTGTGAACGCCTTGCCGTCCTCTGCAACACCTGTTCCGATAGCCGCAGCGGCATTGTCGCCTGCTCCGCCTACTACTATAGTACCCTCTTTAAGTCCTGTAAGCTCAGCCATTTTCTTTGTGACCTTGCCTGTTACCTCGCATGACTCGTACACCTTGCCCAGCATTGACATATCAATGCCAAGCGTATCGCAGACTTCCTTTGACCAGCAGCGGTTTGGCACGTCAAGAAGCTGCATACCGCTGGCGTCGGAAACCTCTGTTGCATATTCGCCAGTGAGGATAAATCTCAGATAGTCCTTTGGAAGAAGAATGTGTCTGCATTTTTCATATATATCAGGCTCGTTGTTCTTTACCCAAAGGATTTTCGCAGCCGTCCAGCCTGTGAGGGCAGGGTTTGCTGTTATCTTGATGAGCTTTTCTCTGCCTAGCTTTTCGTTCATTTCTTCAACTTCTGTGGCAGTTCTCTGATCGCACCATATTATGGACTTTCTAAGCACGTTGTCGTCCTTATCCAGCATAACAAGTCCGTGCATCTGTCCAGAGATACCAACACCTGCAACGTCATCTTTATTTACGCCGCTTTTGGTCATAACAGCCTTGATAGTGTTTATCATTGCGTTTGCCCAGTCAGCAGGGTCTTGCTCTGCATAGCCGTTTTTAGGCTGATACATAGGATATTCAATAGTTACAGAAGAGATAACAGTGCCCTTTTCGTCAAAAAGCACCGTCTTAGTGCCGCTTGTGCCGCAGTCTACGCCGATTACATAAGCCATATTTTTTTACTCCTTTATAATATGTATAGTATCATTTGTGCTCATTAAAACGATTACATTAATTATACAATATTTCTCTCTGAAATGCAATACCCATAAAACGTTTTCGCAAAATTTATCTGCACATAAAAACAGGACGGTGGGGCTGCCGTCCTGTAAATTTGTTGAAAAAGCTGGTGAGTGGGCGGGACGTCGAGGGCGCCGTCCCCTACAAAACAACGTGTCTGTGTTATTGGCAGGGTACGGTTTTATACCGCCATTTTAAGTCTAGTCTGCTTTCTCAAGCACAAAGAATGTGCTGTTGTTTTCGCTTTTCATTTCCTTTATAGCCCAGCCTGCCGCGATCAGACTGTTGAGCTTTTCAACTCGCTGAAATCTGTCCATATCCGGGGCTTTTCCATCATGGGCTTTGTCCTCATTTCTTGAAACATAAAATATCTTTTGCATATATATCCTCTTTCCCTGAGAGTGACAATTGTTCCCCGATTATTATACAACTGTCGCATTTTCTTGATTACATTATACTACACATATATGGAGATTTCAAGGAATACCAAAAATTTTAACCTCTTTTTAACGCTTTAGTATTATTCTGATTTTTCATGCTTTTCAGTGCTTATTATACATAACGGCATAGGTAAGGTGAAAAAATGCACGTTTTCAGGGCTGCTTTATGTGCTGATATGTACAAAAACTTATGACGAGTGAGTATTTTTATATGACAGCCCTTGACTTTTTTTTATAAAAGGCATATAATAATATTATTAATTTATATATTTATAGTCTTTATAAATAATGAAACTAAGAAACTAATTTATATGGAGGGTTTAACAATGGGTAGAGTATATAACTTCAGCGCAGGTCCTGCTGTACTCCCTGAGGAAGTGCTTAAGGAAGCTGCCGATGAAATGCTCGATTATAAGGGCACAGGTATGAGCGTAATGGAGATGAGCCACCGTTCCAAGGCGTTCGATGACATCATCAAGGAAGCTGAAAAGGACATCAGAGATCTTATGGGTATCCCTGATAACTATAAGGTGCTGTTCCTTCAGGGCGGTGCTTCTCAGCAGTTCGCAGCCGTTCCTATGAACCTTATGAAGAACAAGAAAGCGGCTTACATAATCACAGGTCAGTGGGCTAAGAAGGCTTATCAGGAGGCTCAGAAATACGGCGAGGCTGTTGCTGTAGCATCTTCTGCTGACAAGACTTTCTCTTATATCCCTGATTGTTCAGATCTGGATATTCCTGAGGACGCTGACTATGTTTATATCTGCGAAAACAATACTATCTATGGTACAAAGTACAAGACTCTGCCTAACACAAAGGGTCACACACTTGTTGCAGACGTTTCTTCCTGCTTCCTGTCTGAGCCTGTTGACGTAACAAAGTACGGCGTTATTTACGGCGGTGTTCAGAAGAACGTTGGTCCTGCCGGCGTTGTTATTGCTATCATCAGAGAAGATCTTATCACTGACGACGTTCTCGAGGGCACACCTACAATGCTCAAGTGGAAAACTCAGGCTGACGCAGATTCTCTTTATAACACACCTCCTTGCTATGGAATCTATATCTGCGGCAAGGTATTCAAGTGGATAAAGAAAATGGGCGGTCTTGAGGCTATGAAGGCTCACAACGAGAAGAAGGCTAAGATACTCTATGATTATCTTGACCAGAGCAAGCTCTTCAAGGGCACTGTTGTTCCTGAGGACAGATCTCTTATGAACGTTCCATTCGTAACAGGCGACGCTGAGCTTGACAAGAAGTTCGTTGCTGAGGCTACAGCAGCAGGCTTTGTAAACCTCAAGGGTCACAGAACTGTTGGCGGTATGAGAGCTTCTATCTACAACGCAATGCCTATCGAGGGCGTTGAAAAGCTTGTTGAGTTCATGAAGAAGTTCGAGGCTGAGAACGCATAAGCGTAACCTTATTATAAGAGAGGGTAATTTACAATGTATGAGATAAAGACATTAAATAAGATCGCTACCTGCGGTACTGATATCTTTGACAAGGCTAAGTACACAGTAAGCGACAATGCTGAAAATCCTACCGCTATAATGGTACGTTCAGCAAAGATGCACGATATGGAAATGCCTGAGAGCCTGCTTGCTATTGCAAGAGCAGGTGCTGGCGTAAACAATATTCCAGTTGAGAAGTGCGCAGAGCAGGGAATCGTTGTATTCAACACACCTGGCGCAAACTCAAACGCTGTTAAGGAGCTTGCTATTTGTGCACTTCTTCTTGCTTCAAGAAAGATAACAGAGGCTGCTGCATGGGCTGCATCACTCAAGGGCACTCCTGACGCTCCAAAGACAGTTGAGGGCGGCAAGTCTAAGTTCGCAGGTCCTGAGATACTGGGCAAGACACTTGGTGTTATAGGTCTTGGTGCTATCGGCGGAAAGATCGCAAACGCAGCCGTTGCACTTGGCATGGACGTTATCGGCTATGACCCATTCCTTTCAGTAAACGCAGCTATCCAGCTTGATCCTGCTGTAAAGGTAACTGCTGATATCAATGATATCTACAAGAACAGCGACTATATCACTATCCACGTTCCTTATACACCTGACACAAAGAACACTATCGACGAAGCTCAGATAGCAATGATGAAGGACGGCGTTCGTCTTATCAACCTTGCAAGAGGCGAGCTTATCAACAGTGCGGCTGTTGTAAAGGCTATCAAGGACGGCAAGGTTGCAAAGTATGTAACAGACTTTGCAGATGATGTTGTTCTGGGCGAGGAGAACGTTATCGTTCTGCCACACCTTGGCGCTTCCACACCTGAGTCTGAGGACAACTGCGCAACAATGGCGGCTCACGAGCTTATCGACTATATCGAGAAGGGAACTATCAAAAATTCTGTAAACTTCCCTAATGCAGAGCTTGCTAAAACAGGCGACCACCTTGTTTGCGTGCTTCACAAGAACGTTCCTGCACTTATTGCACAGATCACATCTGTTGTATCTGACAAGGGCGCAAATATCGAGAACCTTGTAAACAAGTCTAAGAAAGACTGGGCTTACACAATGCTCGATGTTACAGGCGACGTTGACGCTGACGCTTTCAAGTCTATCGAGGGCGTTGTTGGCGTAAGAGTTCTTTAATTGTTGATAAAAGAAATTTTATATGCAGCAATGAGGCTGCCCACGGACGAACTGCGTCTTGGGCAGCCTTTTTTGATACAAAAAAAGCTATAATTTAAGTGAAAAATGGAGGAATTTAAAATGGACAAACTTATAACAGCAATTTTATTTATCGGAATACCAATGGCACTGACTCAGCTTATTTACAGGATAATTGACCGCAAGGGTAACAAGACCGCAAAGCTTGCTGAGCGTTTTCCCGTGCTTGTGAAAAGAAAGTTTCTTGTGCAGATAGGCGGAGCAATGGCGTTCGTTATCGTGTTCGGGCTTATCTCGCTTCTGCTTGACCTGCCTATCAAGGTGTTTTTCATTGTGTGCGGAGTTGTAGTGGGCGTGATAAACGGAATGGCGGTCACGCTTATGTACAGAGATTAGTCGGTTGCAACGTGGCAACTGGGACAAAATAAAAAGCTGTCAGATCTGACAGCTTTTTTTGTATGCTTATTTCTTTCTGAATACCACAAGCTTGCTGATGACATAGTTAAGTATCAGCACAACAACGTTTGCCACTATCTTTGTTACCCAATAGTTGAAGCTGAGAAGTGAGTAGCCGAGCCACATCATGAACATTTCTACGAGAAGAGTGAATATCCTGCCGCCGTAAAATGAAGCCGCTTCGGAGATTATCGCCTTTTTGCCCTCTGCTTCAGACTCGAAAACCCATATCCTGTTGGTTATGTATGCGAATGTTACTGCACATATCCATGATATGACGGTGCTTGTGGTGGAAACACCGCCCTTGCCTATGCCTGCCTGCTCCAAAAGCACTTTTGAGATGCCTGCGGTCACAAAGCTGACCGCGGTGGTGAGTACGCCGAAAAACAGATACAAAAGCATTTCCTTGTTTTTGACGTAAAAGGGTCTGAACCACCCGAATATCTTCCAGTCCATTATTTTGTCGAAAATGTCCTTATCTTTCTTTGCCATTTCTGTTATCTCCTTTTGTGCATATGAATATTATGAACACAAAGAATATTATAACTCTTTTACATCGTTTTTTCAACAATACTGTTGCAATTGGTTAAAAAATATGTTATGATAACTATATGTAGTCAGTTTTCATGACTGCCTTTAGTGCTATTTTTATAACTAGGGCAGCAAATTTATATTCTGACCTGAAAGGATAATTTTATTTTATGAAAGTTGTTATCATCGCTGTGCTTCTTATGCTGTCTGCTATTTGTTCTGCAACGGAGACAGCGTTTTCTTCATGCAACAGGATAAGGCTTAAAAAACTTGCAGACGACGGAAACAAGTCTGCAAAGAAGGCAATGAACATATGCGATAATTTTGACAAGGCACTCACTGCTATACTTGTTGGAAACAACGTGGTGAACATTTCTTCATCTTCTATTGCAACGGTGCTTTTTACGGAAAAGTTCGGAAAGGGAAGCGTGGGTCTGGCTACTGTAGTCATGACGGTGCTTGTACTTATTTTTGGTGAGATCTTGCCTAAGAGCCTTGCAAAGGAAAATTCTGAGCGGTTTTCTATTCTTATGGCGGCTCCGCTTTCCGCATTCATGTTCATCATCACGCCTATAACGGCTATCTTTATGGGCATAAAAAGCGGTGTTTCAAAGCTTGTGGGCAACAAGAACAGCGAGCCGTCTGTTACTGAGGAAGAGCTTAAATATATCATAGACGAGATTCAGGACGAGGGCGTACTTGAAGAGCAGGAGTCTGAGCTTGTGCGTTCGGCACTTGATTTTGACGAGATAACCATAAGCGAGATACTTGTGCCGAGAGTAAATATCGAGGGCGTTGAGCTTCATGAGGATATGGAGAGCATAAAAAAACGCTTTGTGCAGACAAAGTTTTCAAGGCTTCCCGTGTATGACAAGGACTTAGACCACATTGTGGGACTTATCCACCAGTCTGACTTTTTTGAAATGTATCTCAAGGGCAAGACGGACATAAGCCTTATAATGAACAAGCCACTTTACATAACCGAAAACCGCAAGATCTCTGAGATCCTGAAGCAGATGCAGCGCAAAAAGGTGCATATGGCGGTGGTGCTCGACCAATACGGCGGCACGGAGGGCATTTGTACCCTTGAGGATATCATAGAGGAGCTTGTGGGCGAGATCTATGATGAAAGCGACGAGGAGGATACCTCCCTTGTGAAAATAAGCGACGGTGTTTACGAAGCGTCGGCGGAGCTTTCGGTATCGGATTTTCTTGAGAGGACAGGACTGCCGGAGGACACTATCGAAACCGAAAGAACATCTCTCGGTGGCTGGATAATGGATATGCTTGACAGACTTCCTGAGCAGAATGAAGTTATAAGCTGTCCGCCTTTTGAGATGACAGTGAAAATGGAAGACGAGCAGAAAATAGACAGGATACGCTTCAAGATATCCGAAGAGGAGCTTGAAAGCAAGAAGGCGGAGGAAGAAAATGCCTAAGCAGATAAAGAAAGAGCAGATAAAAAAGTCAGAGCTTTTATACAGAAAATGGTCTGTTGCAGGGCTTGCGGCAGCGGCTGTGTTCATGGGGTGTATGGCTGGGCTTATGAGCATGATAGTGAAAACCGAGGGGGCAAAAGTGCCAACGATAGTGCTTTTTGCGGCGTTCATTATCTACACGGCAGTGTCGGTGGTATGTGCGGTGCTTGGAGTGAAAAGCTATGTAAAGGACGACTGCGGAGTCTGTCTTTTTCAGGGTATAGTGCATATTTACAGCGTTATAGCCTGCGTAATGAATGTGAGAATGGCATTTATAATACTGTTCTCAGCGTTAGGCTCGCAATCGGGGGTAGATACCCTTATAGGAAGCCAATCGCAGAACGAATTTATACAAAGTCAGTATGCAAGCTGGATATGTCTAGCCATTGCTACTCTGTTCTCAGTGGTACTTGGTATTTTGGCGGTAGTATGGCTTGTGAAAAATAAAAAGAACTGATAAATCGGCTTTGCGTAGGGGCGACCTTGGGTCGCCCGTTATTTTGTATGTTTCACAGCATACAGGTCTTAGAAAATCATAGAGTAAGGAAGAAGAAAAATAATGTTTTTGCTTATACTTGTAGTTGTATGCTACACGATATGTTCCCTTAGTGACAAGTACGCTGTTTCAACGGCAAAATTCAACGGCGACGAGCTTGGGTTCTTAATGGCGGCGGCAACGGCTGTTTTCATGGCTTGCTGTCTGCCTTTCCTCGACAGGACTATTACGCTTAGCTGGCAGTCATTTGCGGCGATAGGTCTGCTGTGCTTGTCGAAGATCCTTGAATTTAAGCTTTCGGCTATTATCCTTGATGAAATATCAGCCTTTGAGCTTAAGGCTTGGCTTGGTATCACCCTTTTCATGTCCTATGCAACGGATATTTTCCTTGGTGAAAAGCCGAGCATTTTCAAGTTCCTTTTTATCGTGCTTACTGTTGCAGGACTTGTTTTTATCGCAAAATCAGGCAGAACGGACAGCGGCAATATAAATTACCGCAGGATAGTTGTTCCTCTGGTGTTCTATCTTTTGGCAAGATACGGCTACGGCATAGTTGTAAGAGCGTCGGAGAATTACATATCCTCAACCATGGCGCTGTTCTTTGCGCTTATACTTATGGCTATCATACTTCTGCCAAGGGCGAAGCCTTTGGAGATATTCAAGAAAAATCAAAAGGACGCATGGGTGGTTGTGCTTACAAAGATTCCGAATGTGGCAGGTCTGCTTGCGGAGAACGCTGTTATTGCTGTGAGCCTTGCGAGTGCGTCATTTATCCAGCCTATGATACTGTGTTCGCTGTTTGTTATAGCGCTCATAAGAAAAGAGCCTATCACAAAGCTGAGATTTATCGGCAGCGTTATTTGTATGGTGGGCATAATAGGATTTCAGGTTTGTTAAAAATAAAACGTCGGGCGTTTCAATTCGTCCGACGTTTTTTGTTATCTTTCGGTATTGTACATTGCGGCAAACCAGTAATCTTCTTCAAGATAGCTTGTGTCTTTCTTGCCCCATGTAATTTTTATTTTCACAAGACAGCCGTCAATATCCTCTTTTGGAAGCTCCAGCTTTTTGGACTCCTTGGCAAGCACCTTTCCGTCATAGCTGTAGACAGTGTAAAGCACGTCACCGAGCCTGTCCCCTGTGACTTCTACGGACATAGGGGTTTTAAGGGTAACATTGCCGTCCTTATCTACATCTGCCTTTACATTAAATGACGGTACGGAGGAGAGCAGATCTTCAAAGCTCTTTTCAGCGGAAAGGCTCTCGCTCTTGCCATTGCAGTATCGTGTCTTTTCAGTGCCGGGAAGCTCATATTTGCTTCCGTCACAGGTCAGCACAACTGAACCTTTCTCCACCTTTGGGGTTATATTTATCACAAGGGCGCAAGCCAAAAAGATAACGGCGGTAAGCAGACCTACAAGTATTTTCCTTTTCATTATTATCACCAATGCTATTATAGCACCTTTTGGAATAATAATCAAGGGCAGTGTTTTAGTCTTTGAGCTTTATCTCACGTTTTATCCTGCCCATTATCACAATGGCGGCGACAGTGCCTACAAGCTCGCCGAACGGAACGGCTGCCCATACTATCTTGCCTGCTGAGGAGGTAAGGGTGAGAAGATAAGCCGCGGGGAGAGGGATAACTAAAAGTCTGATAAGGGAAAGCACAAGGGAAGCTATGCCATGGTCGAGCGCCTGAAAAATTCCCTGATAGGCTATGTTTGCACCTGCAAAAAGATAGCCTAAAGTGATTATCCTTATGGCGTAGGTGGCGAATATCTCCGTATCCGCTGACAGTGAGAATACATGGCATATCTGAGAAGCAAAAAGCTGCAAGCCTATAATGCCAAGGAGCATGAGTCCCAACGTGTAGAGCATACCGTATTTTATGCCTGAACGAACTCTTGTTTTGTCCCCTTTGCCGTAGTTGCATGATACAACCGGAATGATAGTATTGTTCATGCCGAATGACGCAAAGAATACGAACTGCTGTATTTTATAATAGATACCATAGGCTGTTACGGCGGATTGACCTATCCTGTTGAGTATGACATTAAGACCGTAGGTCATGACGGACATAAGAGCCTGTATTATTATGGCAGGAACGCCTATTCTATAAATGTTTGTTATCATTTTGCGCTGGGGTATAAAATACCTCATGCCGCTTGGTATCTCTTTGTTGCACACAAAATGAAGCACGCCGCCTATGACCATTGTGAGTACCTGACCGATGACAGTGGCATATGCGGCACCTTTTACTCCAAGCTCTGGGAAAGGGCCAAGCCCGAAAATCAAAACAGGGTCAAGGACGATGTTGGCTATTGCGCCTACAAGCTGAGCAATGGTGGAATGGATAGTTTTACCTGTCGCCTGCAAAAGCTTTTCAAATATCATTGAACCTACTGCACCGAATGACAACACACAGCATATGCCTAGATATTCGCCCCCGAGCTTTAGAGCAAGACTATCATGGGTCTGTGTTTTCAAAAATGCGTCAGTGCCGAAAAATCCGAACAGCATGAACACGATGTAGGTGCAAAGACCTATGAAAATGGCGTTGCCTGCTATTTTGCCTGCACGCTCAAAATTCTTTTCTCCAAGGCTTCTGGAGAGCAAGGCGTTTATTCCAACGCCTGTGCCTACGCCTACAGCGATTATCAAAAGCTGGACAGGGTATGCAAGGGTGAGGGCGTTTACGGCATATTCGCCCATGTGCTCAACTGTATCATCTGTTATCCTGCTTACGAAATAGCTGTCAACGATATTGTAAAACGCCTGAACTATCATTGAAATTATCATAGGCAGACCCATGCTCAGCATGAGTTTCGGCATGGGCATAACGCCCATCTTGTTTTCTTTCAGAACTTCTTCGCTCATATTTTATTACCTCCCGTTTTTTGCGCATAAAAAAACAGCACAAGTCCGAATACAATCGGACTTACGCTGTCGCTGCTCATTGTTATAATTATTATACCATATATTTTTTCATATGTCCAAGGACTTTTTATACAAAAGTCAGGTCTCAAAGACCCACTTTTTTGATGATATGAAGCGTTGCAAATGTACAATAAAATATATAAAAAACTATTGACAAAATCAAAAATATAGGTTATAATAACCTCATAGTAAAAGAGAGTAGCTGGCGGAGAGATCCGTTTATGTTTGCGTCAATACGTTCCGATGAGGGACCGCTGCATATCTAAACGGCGAGACTTTTATTGATTAAATTGCCATAGGCGCAGTTTACCCAATAAACGTCTTGCCGATTTTTTATGCGTTTATTTTTCTGAGCCTATGAGAAAAGGAGGCTTTGAAGGGTATATCGGCAGCGACTACAGGAAAAAATAAAAAAAGGTGGTATTTTATGAAGCAGTATCAGAAAAAGCTTGACCAGCTTTACACTGAGTTTTCATCAGGTGAAAATGGTCTTTCAACCGAGCAGGCAGTGAAAAACTGCGAAAAGTTCGGACGAAATGTTATCACGGAGGGCAAGAAAAAGTCCATTCCAATGATATTTTTAGAGCAGTATAAGGACTTTCTTGTGCTTATACTCATTATTGCTGCGATAGTTTCAGCTTTCATGAAAGACGTTGAGAGTTGTGCGGTAATTCTCGTTGTTATCACAATGAACGCTATTTTGGGTACAGTTCAGACCGTCAAGGCTGAAAAGTCACTGACGAACCTTAAAAAGCTTTCTGCACCGACGGCTAAGGCGCTTCGTAACGGCGAAAAGGTCATTATCCCCTCTGAGGAGATCGCAGTGGGCGACATTCTTCTTATCGAAGCAGGCGACCAGATATGTGCAGACGGCAGGCTGATAGAATGTGCGTCTGTTCAGGTGAACGAGTCGGCACTCACAGGCGAGAGCGTTAATATCGACAAGGATATGAGCGATATAGAGGGCGAAAAGCCTTTGGCTGAGCGTGCAAATATGGTTTATTCAGGCTCTTTTGTCACATACGGCAGAGGAAAAATGCTTGTCACTGAGGTGGGTATGGACACTGAGGTGGGCAAGATAGCTTCGCTTATCCAAAACGCATCAGAGAGAAAAACACCTCTCCAGAACACGCTTGACGAGTTCGGTAAAAAGCTTTCCATTGCTATACTTATTGTCTGTGCAGTAGTGTTCGGACTTAGTATGCTTCGTGGCGGCCAGCTTATGGATTCGTTCATGTTCGCTATCGCACTTGCTGTTGCGGCTATTCCTGAGGCTCTCAGCTCTATCGTTACTATTGTGCTTTCTTTCGGCACACAGAAAATGTCAAAGGAAAACGCTATCATAAGAAAGCTTCAAGCTGTTGAGGGCTTGGGCAGTGTTTCTGTAATATGCTCTGACAAGACCGGTACACTGACACAGAACAAGATGACAGTTAGAAAAATAATGGTAGACGGCAGGATAATCGACACTGACGCTGTTGATCTTGATGATGAAAAGGTCAAGACTATGACAAGAGCCATGATACTTTGCAACGATTCAAGCTGTAAGGATGGCGTTGAGATAGGCGACCCTACAGAAACGGCTCTTATCAACTTCGGCACAAAGCTTGGCATCGACACTGACAAGGTGAGGGAAGATCTCCCTAGAATTTCTGAGATACCATTTGATTCAGACAGAAAGCTTATGTCAACTCTGCACGTTATCGACGGCGAGAAGGTGCTATATGTAAAGGGTGCGGCTGACGTTCTTATAAACAGGATAACTTCAAGCGACGAGGAAAAGGCTGTTATAACCCAGCGTGTGGCAGAGCTTTCGGAAAAAGGTCTGCGTATACTTGCATTTGCAGAGAAAAAATTCGACAAGGATACCGTATGTCCAGAGGACGAGGACGGATTGGAGTTTGTCGGTCTTATTGCTATGATGGATCCTCCGAGGGAGGAGTCAAAGGCGGCCGTTGCGGAATGTCGCAAGGCAGGCATAAAGCCAGTCATGATAACAGGCGACCATATCGTTACGGCTTCGGCTATTGCCCGTGAGATAGGTATTCTTGACGACAACTCAAAGGCTGTTGAGGGTCACGAGCTTGACGCTTATTCAGACGAAGAGCTTGTTGACTTTGTAAAGGACAAGGCTGTTTACGCTCGTGTTACACCTGAGCATAAAATAAGGATCGTAAAGGCTTGGCAGGCAAACGGCTGTATAGTTTCCATGACAGGCGACGGAGTGAACGACGCACCTGCGTTAAAGCAGGCTGATGTGGGCGTTGCAATGGGCATCACAGGTACGGAAGTATCGAAGGACGCTGCCTCAATGGTGCTTGCAGACGATAACTTCGCAACTATAGTCAAGGCGATAAGAAACGGAAGAAACATTTACGAGAACATTAAAAAGGCTATACTCTTCCTGCTTTCGGGCAACTTTGCGGCAATTCTTGTGGTGCTTTTCAACTCACTGCTTGGACTTCCTGTTCCGTTTGCGGCAATACATTTGCTGTTTATTAATCTGCTCACAGACTCGCTTCCTGCTATCGGTTTGGGTCTTGAACCTCACTCCGAAGAGGTCATGAAACGCAAGCCGAGAAACGCAAATGAATCTATACTCACACGTCCTTTCCTGGGCGAGATAGCATTGTATGGCGTAGTTATAGCGATAGCAGTAGCTTCGGCTTTCCTTATGGGAAACAAGACAAGCGCAGCTCTTGGTATGACGATGGCATTCGCAGTGCTTTGCTCTGCAAGATTGTTCCACGGATTCTCCTGCAAGAAAAAAGGTCCTGTTATCTTCTCAAAGGACTTTTTCAACAACAAGTTCGGTCTTATGGCGTTCGGTCTTGGAATGGTATTTTTAAACTCCGTTCTGCTCGTTCCACAACTCAAGGGACTTTTCAAGATAGCAGACATGACAGGTATGCAGTTTGCATGGATATACATTCTAAGCTTTGGCTCTATGCTCGTTATCCAGCTTATAAAGGCGATATTCTTTACAAAGTCTGAAAAGTAAGGCTGTAGAGTTATCTTATAAAAGTTTCAAGGCGGGCGACCTTAGGTCGCACCTACGCAATAAAAATAACCGCTCTTCGTGATGTCACGGGGAGCGGTTTTGTTTTACATATCTTCGCAAGGCAGCCAAACCCCGTCCTCTTTATGAAGTATCCTCTGATTTTCAGATCCTCTGAATTTCAGTGAGATGTTTTTCTTTTCGAGAACAAATTCGCCGTCAACGAGGTAGTCGATAAGGCTCAGCATTTCGTCTGTGTACTGTGTTCTGTATGGGGACTTTGAGCCTGCAAGCAGGTCAGTTTCAAGGGTACAGCCTGTGTAGCACCACACGTCCTTGTCGGGAAGTTCAGTTTTCACACGGTGGAGGAGTTTGGTAAGCTCAGGCTGGTTCTCAGGCTCCATAGGCTCGCCGCCAAGGAGCGTAAGTCCTTTTATATAGCCCTTTGAGAGGGCGTTAATTATCTCGTCTGCGGTGGTATCTGTGAAAGGCTTGCCGTAGTCAAAGTTCCAAGTGTCAGGCTGAAAACAGCCCTTGCAGTGGTGTCTGCAACCTGATACGAACAGCGTGACCCTCACTCCTGAGCCATTGGCGATATCAGTTTTCTTTATCTCACAATAGTTCCCGCCTAATAACATACCGCCCCTAAATAAAAGATC